CAAAGTGTACAGATTGGAAACATTAAAATAGATGAAGATATGGCAAAAAAACTTCAAGCATTAATAAAAGTGCTAGAACAATTAGATGATAATAATCCTATCAAAGAAATGTTTGATGCACAAATGATGCTAGATAAAATAAAAGGATCGTAATGAAAAAACGTGAAGAAATGTTAGTTATTACTATGGAAGAATGCGGTGAGTTAATTCAAGCCTGTAGTAAAATGATTCGTAGTAAAGGCAAAACAAAGTATTTGCGTAATTTACAAGATGAAATCGGTGATGTAATGACCATGATTGAAATAATGAAAATGAGTGGTCTGGTTACTGATGAGCAAATTGCAGATAGAATGGTTGAGAAAAAAGAAAAATTAATGAAGTGGAGCATGTTGTTTAGCGATGAAGATTGATTTCGACGTAGATATTGATATGGCTGATAGAGACAAGTTTTTAAAACTTGTTAAACATGTTCCAGCAAGTATCAAACGAGATGATGAGTTTGATAAACATAATACTGGTGTGTATTTTCAACCTATTCCATTCTTTCCTATTGAAGGCTACAGCACTATTGACCACAAAGAAGCAGAAGAACTAGGTTATTTCAAAGTAGATTTTTTGAATAATAGTGTTTACAATGAAATAGAAAGTGAGGCACATCTAGATAGACTTCTTAACAAAGAGCCAATGTGGGAATTATTTGAACACAAAGAAATAGTTGAACAATTATTTCATATTGGTAATCATTTTGACATTATTAAACAACACCCACCTACAAGTGTTGACCAACTAGCAATGATACTTGCAATGATTAGACCAGGTAAAAGATATCTAGTCGGTAATACTTGGGAAGTTATAGAAAAAGAAGTTTGGGAAAAAACAGACGAATACTTTTTTAAACGCAGTCATGCAATAGGATATGCAATGGTTATATTGGTGCAGTTGAATTTGATTGTTGAAAAAGTTTAACTTCCCGGCGGTATTTTTTTAACTAATTGTATACTTCTTCTTTTTATTCTTTTCTTTAAAATATTTTGCATACTAGTAACAGGTCCGAAAGAAATATCTGTTTCTTTCAGCATAAATGTACGCAACGTATATTGAAGTTCTTGCATTTCTTTAAATAAAAATATATCTATGGGTAATTGTCTATTACTTTCCCACCACCACAAATCACCATATTCTAGCATTAATTTTTTATGTGCATCGTTCCTACAACGTTCTATATCGTAAAAACTTATAATTTGTGCGTCTTGATTTTGTACTATTCCTACGAATTCTTTTTCGTTAAATAGCAATCCAGTAAGGAAAGGAAACTTGTCTTGTAGTTCTGTCTCTTTAGTCATCAAAATTATTTATAAGAAGATAGATAAATACTGTAATAATAAAGGTATAGATATATGTCAAGTGGAACAGCACATACATTATATAATTTAGGATATCAGTCTGTGGATTTAGTATTAACCACGGACGGAATAACGGTGGATAATAGACCTATGAATCAGACAAAATTAGTAGTACATAAAGGATTAAACAATACATTGCAATTTTTTGTGAGAAACAGAGACAGAGTTTTACAAAATATTGGCACAAAAACATTGTATGCTAGTGTTATAAATCCTAATACAAGTAGAAGAGTTGTATTTAAACCCTTGTCTTTAGTAAACAGCGGTACAACAGGTGAAGCAAGGTTAGACCTTAATGTAGGTGACCTAACAGACCTAACACCTGGAATTTACCAAATTGCAATTACTGAAAGTGCAGACAATGGTGCAACTGAGTCTCCTTTGTACGCAAATCAAAATGACCGAATTATAACTGATTTAGAAGTTAAAAGCAGTATGCAGTATCAACCTGCACCTACTCAAACTAAATCAGTGTTTACTCAAACACAAAACACTGACTTAGGTGATTCAGCAAATACATTTGTAACAGCCGCTATGTACGGTAATCAAAATAAAAATTATCGACACAGTAAGCATACAATAGCATTTTATATGACAGACTTTGTTGGTAATGTTACAATACAAGGTAGTGCCTTAGAAACAGCACCAACACAAGAATCAGATTGGTATGGAATCAATGCTCAAGGAGACTTTGGTCAAATAAAAATTCCTTATGCATCTGCATTTAGTGGAGTTGATCCTTTTAATTTTAAAATTAACACTAATTGGATTAGAGTACAATTTGATGTAACATCAGGATCAATGGACAAAGTATTGCTTAGAAATTAATTGACTTCTACTTACAAGATGTTATAATACAGTTATGCATCATCATGAACTAGTAGATCAGGTACACAGATTACTTATGGACAATTTGCCATTGAACAGTGGCAAAACTCCTAGTGGTTGGACAACATTTAATTGTCCGATGTGCAGTGATAAACGTAAACGTGGTGGTGTTATACAATCAAACAGCAAAATAAGTTATCATTGTTTTAATTGTAACTTTACAACAGGCTGGTCTCCAAGTCCAAGACTAGGACAAAAATATAAAAAATTAGTTGAAACATTGGGTGTTACTGCTAAAGATATTCACAGTGTTGTTTTAAATTTAATGAAACATGGTGAAGAATTAGAAGTTGAGGAAGTTGGCGATTATGTATATAGTGCCGCAGAATTCAAACAAGTACAATTACCTGATGAGTGTTCTTTAGTTGAAGACTTAGATGATAGTCATAAAGTAAAACAATATGCAATCCAACGTGGGCTATTAGGTAAGTTTCCGTTATTACATTTTAATGATAGTATGTATAACGCAAGGCTTGTTGTTCCTTTTATGTACAACAACAAATTAGTAGGCTGGACTGGCAGACATATAAATCCACCAAACAAAGAAACAGCAAAGTATCTTAAAAATCAACAAAGCGGATATGTATTTAATATAGATAGATTTGTAGACAGTAACAGAGATTTTGTTATAGTCACTGAAGGTGTATTTGATGCAATACTTATAGATGGTATCAGTGTATTAGGTAATGGTGTTACTGCTGAACAGGCTCATTTGATTGACAAATTAAACAAACGTGTTATATTATGCCCTGACAGAGATAAAGCAGGAAAGGACTTAATTGAAAAAGCAGTTGAGTTAGGATGGGAAGTGAGTTTTCCACCTTGGCACAAAGATTGTAAAGATGCCGCAGATGCTGTGGCTAAATATGGTAGATTACTTACAGTAAATAGTATTATTAAATTTGCGAGTGACAATAAAGTGAAAATACAAGTACAGGCAAAAATGTTATGAAGTTATACGCAAACGGTTGCAGTTTTACTTATGGCATAGGCGAAGTACATGATGAGAATGGTGTAAGATTGCCTGCGTCTAAAGAAACATGGCCTTATTATATGGATTTGCCATATGACGAAATAATTAATGATAGTATTTCAGGTGGTAGCAATGATAGAATTATTAGAACCACAATGGAGTGGTTAGATAAGAACAAAGACAGCATAAAAGATACAACTTTTATTATACAATGGACAATGCCTTTTAGAAAAGAATATTACAACAATATTGTTGATACTTTTGTTCATGTAGCAAACGGACAAGACAACACAGTAGGTATTGGTTTTGAAAATGATATTAAAGGTAGCAAATTACGAGATACTAATTTGTACAAGTTATACAAACAGTATGTAGAAAAATATTTTATGCATGTAACTTCAGAACAAAATATCATAGTAGAGTTTTATAAGAACATATTGTTATTACAGCATACATTTGAAAAACACAATGCAAAATATCTTTTTACATCATTGTCTGCTCAGTGTCATCCATTCCAGGAATTTATAAACATTTACAATGCAGGCACATTGTCAAGTTGGCAGTTAGATATTATAAATGTTTTAAAAAAAGAAATAGACCAATCTAAATGGTCTAACGGCACATTGTCAACTTATATGGAACGTAATTTTATTAGCCAAGAAGATAAACATCCAAACAAAGATGGACATAAATTAATAAGCAAACGTCTTTTTGAAGACTTAGAAAGGATATATGACTGAACTACAAGATTACAATGAAGAAATACAAGAACTGTTTCTAAATTTTTTAGTAACAGATCCTGAACTGTTTGTACGAGTAAACAACATTGTTGAGCCGTACATGTTTAATAGAAAGTATCAGGAAACAGTTAAGTTTTTAAAAGAACATGCTACAAATTATAGTAGCATTCCTACTATTGACCAAATAAGTGCAACAACTAATATAGAATTAAAACGACTAGATGATATTAATGATAATCATACTGAGTGGTTTTTAGACAGTTTTGAAAGATTCTGTCGACATAAGGCATTGGAAAAAGCAATATTAGAAAGTACAGATTTGTTAGAAAAAGCAGATTATGGTGCAGTAGAAGGAAAGATAAAAGAAGCAAGTCAAGTAGGGTTAGTAAAAGATTTAGGTTTAGACTATTTTGAGAATCCTAAAGAAAGGCTACAGCACATCAAAAGCCAAGCAGGAGCAATAGCAACAGGTTGGAAAAAGTTTGACCAAAAGTTATATGGCGGATTAAACAGAGGTGAAATTACAATTTTTGCAGGTGGCTCTGGTGCTGGTAAAAGTTTGTTTTTGCAAAACTTAGGTGTCAATTGGGCATTAGCAGGATTGAATACTGTTTATATCAGTTTAGAGTTAAGCGAACAACTTATCAGTATGCGACTAGATGCAATGGTTAGTGAATACAGCACAAAAGAAATCATGCGTAACATGGATGATGTAGACCTAAAAGTTCGAATGAAGGGCAAAGGCGCAGGTAAGTTTAGAGTTAAACAGATGCCTAATGGTGTAACTGCTAATGATATTAGAGCATTTGTTCGAGAATATGAAATAAATGCAGATGTAAAAGTGGATGCCGTATTAGTTGACTATTTGGATCTTATGAGTCCTATTAGTGCAAGAGTTAGTCCAGGCGATTTGTTTATTAAAGACAAATATGTATCTGAAGAATTGCGTAATTTAGCAGTAGAAAGAAACATATTGCTGGTAACAGCATCTCAGTTGAACAGAGGTGCAGTAGAAGAAATAGAATTTGACCACCATCATATTGCAGGTGGTATATCTAAAATACAAACAGCAGATAATGTTGTGGGTATTTTTACTAGTAATGCTATGAGAGAACGTGGTAGATATCAAATACAGTTTATGAAAACACGTTCAAGTAGTGGTGTTGGCAGTAAAGTAGATTTAAAGTTTAATCCAGACACATTGAGAGTAGAAGATTTAGACGAAGATGAAGAAGATGCAATCAGTGTAACATCTAGTGGACTGTTAAATCAGTTAAGTAGGAATAAAAGTATTACAGCAGACGAGCCTGAAACACAAGACACTGTGAGCCAAGCATTGAACATGCGTGAGTTTATGAAAAAAAATGACCTATAAATGATAAATACAAAAACATAGGGAATTATATTATGTCACTTAAAAAATCTAGAAGTATATTAGAAGAATTGCAACAAATTTCTGTTGACAGAGATAAGCATTTCGTCTTGGAAAATAGAGTAGAGCATATAGTGACTAGTGTACAAAATTTAAAAAGAATGCTACACGAATCTTACAGTCCAGAAGACGCATTAGACTTAGAACGTAGATTAATTAATAGTATTAAAAGCGGCGATTCTAAAAAATTCTCTAGAGGTATTAAAAAAGTTACAGAATCTATAGAGAATAGTAATGAAGATCTTTGATATTTTAAACGAAGCACCTCCGGCACAAATGTATGCTAAAGCAACACCAGGCATATCTAATGACGATATGGCGGCTGGCAGAGTTTCTGACTTGTTAAAAGCAAGAAAAAGCCAAAAACTTGTACAAAAACAAGCCGATACCAATAAAGAAAAATCAAAGAAAAGTGGCATAATGGGTAAAATTGGAAAAGAACGT